TACAACCAGGATCAGCAAGATTTCAGGAGTTATCTTTAAGAGCGGGTGAATTAAGGGATCAGATTGCTGATACAAACGCTGTTGTAGGTCAATTAGCAGGTAATATAGCGGAACGTCTTACTCGTGGTATAACGGGAGTTGTATCAATTGGGGTTGCTGGTTTCCAAACATTAGCAGCAGGTGTTGCTTTATTTGGGGGTGAGAGTGAGGAACTACAAAAAACAATGGTTCGTCTTCAAGCCTTAATGAATTTATCACAAGCATTAGAAACATTTGCTGGATTAGATCAAAAATTAGTTGAGATTAGAGCATCATTTCAATCTCTAACCGTAGCAACTGAGGTTCAAACAGTAGCCCAAGAGGGTGAAAATATCGCCACAGCACAAGGTACGGTAGCAACAACGGCTTTAGGTGTAGCAATGAAAGCATTACCAATCATCGCCATAGCAGCAGCAATTGGAACATTGGTATATGGATTATATAGTTACGCATCGGCAAGTGAGGAAACGGCTAAAGAGGAGGAGAAAAGAAAAAAACAAAGAGAAGCCACCCTTAAATTACAGAAAGAAACCATAGAATATGTTGGTAAAGAGAGTGTTAGTTTCACATCTCTAATCTATCAATTAAAATCTACTAATAAAAATAGTGAGAGAAGAAAGGAATTAATTAAGGATATTAACAAACAATATGGTACTACCCTTAAAAACCTATCAGATGAAAATGAGTTCCAAGAACAATTAAATCAATCTGTTGCTGATTATATTACCTTATCATACAACAAATTCAAGTTAGAGAAAAATGCTGCCTACATCCAACAACAAAATCAAAAACGATTTGACGGGGAACAAAAGATTAACAAGGCGAGAAGAGAAGCCCAAGATCTTGTAGATAAAGGTATTCGTAGAAGTATTGGAGATGCCTTAAGTTATAGACAAGATTTAAGAGAAGCGATTGCTGAAGGTACAAAAATGACTAATGAAGCCAATGCTGCTTTAGGATCACTTGGTTTAAGAAGAGAACAATTGATCGCCGTTGAGGATAAATTAACCCTTGGGGGAAAACGATACGTAGAACAAACCGATAAAAGTACCGACTCTACCAAAGATCTTACTGAAGAGACAGAAAAATATGCTGAACTATTAGCGAAAATTCAAAATGAATTATCAAGACAAGTTCAAGCGGAACAAGAACTTGAGAAAGCCAAAACAAATAGGATTAAAAATGTTGAGGAAAAGGAAATTAAATTACTTGAGCAACAATACGGTGAAGAAAGACAAAAGATAATTGATGGAGCAACCCAAAGAGAGATTGCTGCTTTTGAGGAGAAGTTCAAGAAAGAAGGTAAAACACGAGAAGAATATGATAAGGGGATCGCTGACATTAAAGCAAAGGCTGATGGTAATTTACTTGACAGTGAAAAGAAATTATTGGAACAAAAGAAAATATACCTTGATGAAGATATTAAAAACATTCAAGAAAAATATGATCGTCAAGAAGAAATAACAATTAACTCAACTAAATTAATCCAAGATCAAATCCAACTAATGGATCTTGAGTTCCAAAAAGAACAAGAAATTAGAGAGATCAATAATGCTGAAATGACCGAAGAGAAGAAACAGGAGGCTATTATTGAGGTTAGAAAAAAATATCTTGATAAAGAAATTGAGTTAATCAAACAATCGGCTGAAGATCAGAGAACAGCATTAAGGCTTGTAAAGGATCAACAATTAGATAATGATGAACTTACAGCGGAACAACGAACAGAGATTGAGGAGAAGTATAATCAGGAAGTATTGAAACTTAATCAGGATACTCAAACCAAAATTCAAGAAGCAATTGATGGGACAAAAACAACTCAAGAGACAGCACTTGAAAGTTTAACTAAAACTATTGATACTATTAGTCAGTATGTTGATAAGATAGCGGAGATATGGTCTCAAGCGGGGGATTTAATCGCTCAAAGAAATCAGGAAAGATTTGAAGCGCAATCACAACAAATTGATAATCTATACAATAAGGAGAAAGAAGCCTTAGACGGTCAATTAGAAAATGAGTTAATTAGTCGTGAGCAATATGATAATAAGATCAAAGAATTGGATCAACAACGTGCTGAAGAAGAGAAGCAATTGGCGATGAAAAAATTCAATGAGCAAAAGAAATTACAAATTGTAAACGCCACCATTCAAGGAACTCAAGCGGTATTAGCAGCGTATTCATCAGGAGCAGCAACCCCAATCATTGGTGTGGCGACAGGACCTATTTACGCAGCAATAGCAGCAGCATTCGCAGCGGCTCAAGTAGCAGCGATTGCTAACCAAACATTTACAGCAGCAGAAGGGGGTATTGTACCGGGTATGGGACCAGGAAATATTGATTCAGTTCCATCATTGTTAGCACCTGGTGAGTTTGTTATCAATTCTCAATCGGCTAAAATGTATCCTGAATTATTGAGTAATATAAATGAAAGAGGTGGGGGTAAGAAATTAGTCCCTGATTTACCACCTTCAAACGCTCAAGGAGTACCATCAACAGTATTCCAACAAGATAGGGCTCAACAACCTATTAAGGCTTATGTTGTGGAAACAGATATTAGCGACTCACAAAAACGAGTGAATAGAATAAAACGAAGTGTAGAATTTTAACGATTAGACAATATGATAAAATATGTATTTAAGGATATGGAAGAACCTACACTATATCTTGATTTTGAAGAGGATAATATGAACGAAGGTATGGATGCTATCTCTTTTGTAGATAAGCCAGCCACAGACGTTCAATGGAGAATATTTGAGACCATAGAGGATAGTTATAACGACTATCCATTCACAGCAAGTGATAATGCTTGTAGAGCGTTAAGATATAAAGATAAACACCCTGATATTGATTGTGGAACTCGTACAGGTTGGTCTAGAGCCAATCAGTTATGTGGTAGAAGAAACATATCAATTGAAACCATCGCTCGTATGGCTTCATTTAAGAGACATCAACAGAACAAAAATGTTCCGTACGACAAAGGATGTGGTGGGATTATGTGGGATGCTTGGGGTGGAGACGCTGGTGTTGATTGGGCTATCCGTAAAATGGAGAAGATCAACAACGAATTACGTATGTCAGGTTTTAAGAAACAAGAATTCAGTGATCTCAATGAGGAAAAACGAATGGTTACCTCACCTGTTATGTTAGCAGAGACCCCCATTCTACGTTATAATCCTGATCTCGGTAAATATTGGGTTAAATTCAAAGCCGATACTATTGAGAAAATGATGAGAAAATACTTCAAGGAAAACAAAATACACAAGGTTAATACAAATCACGATCCAAAATCTCGTAAAGATGGGGTTTATATGGTAGAAAGTTATATTGTGGGTGATAGAAATGAGTCAAAAGTTTTCCCTGATTTACCTGATGGTAGTTGGATGGCTACATTTTATGTTGAGAATGATGAGGTTTGGGATCAAATCAAAGAGGGGGAGTTTAATGGGTTTAGTTTGGAAGGATATTTTATTGAGAAATATGAGGATGATATGATCGCTCGTATTGAAGAAGAATTGGAAAGTATACTTACTTCAACGGCTACGGATGAGGATAAGGAATTAAAAATTAAAAAATTGTTGAATATTAAATGATGAAACATTTTCTAATGGTTTTCTTCGCCTTTGTATCACCCCTATTTCCATTGGCGATCTTGGTGTCTTTATTTTCCATTATAGACACTTTTGTTGGTCGTTGGTACGCCAGACAAACCAAACAAGAAATAACAAGTAAGAAGACCCGTATTGGTCTCACACATAAACTTATAACCTATTTTGTTGTATTGATAAGCGCTTACGGTATTGATTACGTAATCGTCAATGAAATAGCAAGAAATTACATTTGGTTTGACTGGGCTTTTACCAAGTTCTTTGCTTCTGTGTTAATATGGGTAGAATATACCTCAATTGATGAGAAGATTAAGTGGGTAAAAGGAAAAGGACTTACAGATAGAGTGGTGGAATTTGGGAAATCTCTTAAAAAAATCATTGGTTTCAGTAAAGAATTAAATCCAAAAAACTAAAAGTATTAAACAATAAACAAATAAATATAATTAAAACAAAATTATGAGCACAAAAACAAACATTTTAGCCAAAATCAAGGAGTTGTTCGCAGAGCAAAAAATGATGGAGGATTACACGGCAGCAACAAATGAGATTATTCGTTGTTTAGGTGATAGTTTGGCTGTAGGAGAAAGAGTAGCACAAGTAATTGGTGGCGTTGAAACTGATCTTCCTGATGGAAACTATCTATTAAATAATGGTAAAAGCATTACAACTGTTGGTAACGTCATCAAAGAGATCAACGAATACAGAGCCGAAGAAAATTTGGGTAAAACAAAAATGGGATCTGATACCGCAAGTTCAGCCATTGAAGACGCAACCATAGCCGAGGAGAATATGGAAGATTACAAAAACGAAATTATGACTAAACTTATGGACGGAACAGAAGTAAAAATCTTATCAAAAGGTGATGCTTTATCTGTTGGTGATGAGGTTTTAGTTAAAGACGCTGAAGGTAATTTTGGTAAAGCACCGGCTGGTGAGCACAAATTAGAGGGTGGATTAGTTATCTATGTTGATGAATTAGGTTTTATCAATGAATTAGAAACTGAAGACACTGAAGAATCTGACGAAATGAAAAGTATGTTTGAAGCAATTTCTCAATTAACAGTACTAGTAGGTGAGTTGAAAAAAACAGTTTCAAATGTGAGCAAAGAAAATTCTGACTTAACAGAGAAATTTAACAAGTTCTCAAAAGAACCATCTGTTGAATCAGTAACTAAAAAACAAGTGTCTCTATCTAAATCAGCAGATAAGTTAGACAGAGCAAAATTCTTCGGAGGAAGATAATTAAAAATAAAAATAAACTAAAAAAAACTATTTAATTATGTCATTAAATGTAGCAGGATTACAAGCATATGTGGATCAAGAGCGTATGGCTTTAATCAAAAAAATGATTTTAGGTGGTCGTTCAACGCAATTCTTAACAATCCAACCTGATATCAAATCAGCAGCATCAATCAACTTGTTGTCTTCTGATTTAGTAGCACAAGCAGGTGGGTGTGGATTCAACGATGAAGGTGAAACTATCTTAACTCAAAACACACTAAACGTTTGTCCTTTGAAGGTAAACGAAAGTATCTGTTTAGATACACTTGAGCAATACTATACTCAAGCAATGATGAACCCAGGTTCATATAACACAACTATCCCTTTTGAGCAAATCTATGCTGAAGAGAAAGTAGCACAAATCAGTTCATTAATTGATACTTTGATTTGGCAAGGTAATACATCTTTGACTGGTAACACAGGATTATGTAATGGATTTATCAAATTAGCGACTACAACTTATTCAGGTTCTGTTGTAACAGGTAACGTAAACAGTGTAACTTCAATTACTCCAAGTAATATTGTAGCAGTTGTTGATAACGCTATCCAAGTAATCCCTGTTAACATCGTAGCAATGGATGACTTGTACTTATACTGTGGTTATGACTTCGCAAGAACTTATTTCACAGCATTGAGAAACGCTAACCTTTACAACTACCCATCTGTAGAAACAGGAGCAAATGATTTTATGATCACTATCCCTTCTTCTAACGTTAAATTGGTAGCAGTTAAAGGATTGAACGCAACTAACAAGTTCTTCATCTCAACTAAATCTAACTTATTCTTCGGATGTGATTTATTGAATGACTACGAAAACTTTGAATTGTGGTATTCTCAAGATTTCCAAGAAGTACGTATGGCTTCTAAATGGAAATCAGGTGTGAACGCAGCATTTTGGGAATATGTTGTATACTTCAAATTGTAATCAACCCAACTAATCAAGGGGGTGTAATTCCCCCTTATAAAATAAACTTATAAAAATATAAAAATATGTCTTTTACTTGTAACTTAACAGATGGCTATGTTTTAGGATGTTCTTCTATTGGTGGTGTTGAGAAGGTATGGATCGGTGAATGGGTTGATAATGTTGCTATACAACAAGATTCTTGTGGTATTATCACAGGTATTACAACTACAGGTCTTACTGTATACTCATTTGAGCAGGATATAGAACACGCAGGATTAGTTCAAACAGGAAATTATTCTCGTGAGAACGGTACTGTATTCTATGAATCTATCTTATCTATCAAATTAATCACACTTGATTGTAACGTTCGTAATAGAATGGTGGAATTGGGTAGAGCACCTTTATTCGCCGTTGTTAAATCTAACGCTGGTGATTACTACTATTTAGGTCTTGAATCTTCTGGTAGAGCATCTGCTGGTGATGCTAACTTAGGAGTATTACTTGGGGATATGAATGGTCTTAACCAATCTATCTCTTGGAAATCTGCTAACGGAGCGTTCTTAATCAACGGA